CCACCATCCTTTTTGGGAAAAGGATAGGAAAATGGTAGGGAGAACCTTATGGAAGGTGCACCCAACCAACCTTGTAACCGGAAACGCCACCACGAGGAACCAGGAACTCCCGAACCTGGTCAGTGGTGAACGCTCCATACAAGGCTGCAGCGAGGACGACTTCTGGTCTCCAGTGGAACGAGTGCAAGCGAGTGTAAACAGGTCGGTAGACCCGAATGTACCGCATACAGCTACGAACCCTGAGGATCCAGTCATCGTCGTCGTTGATTACGAGGTCCCCGAGACTATCAGGGCCGCGTAACCGGCGGATATCACTTGGCAGATTATCCAGACACCGCTTCCAAGCAGTGCCATAAGGAGAATAGCGAACACTACCGCTAGGGTCTCGACGACCCAGGCGGAAAAGCCCGTTAGCCAATGAAATCCACTCTTCGGGGGTGGACGGTTCAGCTTCAACATTGTGAGCCCTCACAGGTTCGCCGTTGAAGAAGTCGCCACCACAACTTTCCCTGAAGTACCCGGCTACGTAGGTCTTATCCGGATTAGGGACAAAACCACAGTACCTAAGTAACGCAAGGAGATCCGAAGAAGCTTCCGTCGGAACGATAATATCGTCACCGAACACACTGAAGTCGACACCGAACGATCCAGATCCGCAAGCGTAAGCCAGCGAAGCAAAGATCAAGGTTTCCAGTTCAAATGTGTATCCATTCCCCATTGAGGAGAACTTCTCAAGTCTGACCCATTTCCCGTCGAGACGGGTGAAGGGGGACCGGAGAGTGGACAGAAGCTCAAACCAGCCATTAGGAAGTAGATACTTCACCAATAGCATCGCGACAGTATCGCTAGCAGACGACAAATCAATTGTCGCATGGCTTCCCGTCCGGGAAGCCTCGCGAGCCATTGATTGATGGATCGGTTGAGCCCTAAGCAAGTCAACTCCAGCTCGCTTTAAACGACGTTTGAGAACGTCGCCCACAGCAAGTTGGAGGAAGATATTGCCGGAAGGCTCAATACAGATCCCTCTGTCTTTCTGGGCGTCCTTATCAACCGTGGTAAAACGATTGCCTCGAACGAATGTCCAGGGGACACGTCGATGGTTAGCCTTTACCGCTGCTCGCCACCACGCTGTGTGCGTAATGAACGACTCCAGTTCTGAAACTGGAGGGGTAGACTGTACCGCATTTTCGATTTTGTCGGGGATCGTCGTAAGACGGCCCCTGTCACCGAAGGTTGCACCAGGGCCATACCGCCCCTCAAGGAGAGGGGGTAAGGGTCCAAGAACGTCTGCCACCCATTTTTTCGCGCGTTCGAGGAATTCGATCGCACGCAAATCGACCAGGTCCAAAGGACCGTTATGGAGGATTCGAGAGAAAAGCAGATTCGTCTTGGCACACAAATGCTCAGAGTCCCAGAAGGACTTGATGGCTTTTGCGCGCCTTACCTTACTCGGAACCACGCCTTCGAGTTTACACTTGCGCAGGAATTCTGTGCAAGCGTTATCCCGTCGGAATGGATCTGGGAGCAGGTAGTGCACGGGGTCAGTCCTCATTGCGAGGAGCTGCCCCCACTCGCCATGACGTGCCAATATTTCTATTGACAACGCCCGGGGAGTGTCGACGCTGTGGCATAAAGCCGACAGAACACGCACCGTAGACCGGTTAACGATAGGCGTTTCCATGAAGTTCCTAGGTTAGGTCACAAACCCACTTACGTGGGAGCGTAGCCGGACGCCGCGGAGTCCTTCACGAGTTGCGCCGCTGCGAAGTTCAGCAGGACTGCCGCCGCTTCCGTGTTGTTGGCCTGAGGCACGTTGGTCGGGAGTGTGAACTCCAGACGCATCGGGGCCCGGGCCGCCACGGTCGTGACGTTGGTCGAGCTGTTCGTCACAGCAGTTGGGTAGAAGGCATCGACGATCATACGGCGGGCGGTTTTTGGACCGTTATCCTCCGTACGAACCGAGGCGGCAATGCGAGCATTGACCGGCTTCGTCGAGTCCTCCACACGCCAACGCGCAGG